ATTGTTTCTTTTCTTTTTGAATTCTTCTCAAAAATGCATAGTGAATAATTTGTGTAAAATACGCAAATGGATTTTGAGACCTTTCTGGATTAAAATTATGAATGTATTGAACACAATTTTCAATTCCATCAGAGCACATATCCTCTCTAAACATATAATTCACAAAATTTGGTTTATATGAAAGGTGTGTGGCAATTTTTAAAAAACATTCCCCAAGATAATTTGGAATTCTGGGTTTTCCTTCCCATGCACCAGACTTAGGTGGATACTTATCATACTTCTCAAAGTATATCTCTGATGCCTTTGCAACTTTAGATTTATAAACAATAAGAGCTTCCAGTAGCTCTTTATTGTTTACATAATGTTCTGATTTCTTTTTTGGCATAGCATCGGACTTCTTGTGTGAGTTCTGCTTTATTATAACATATCTTTATAGGGCTTGACAAGTCTTTGAAATATGTATAGAATAGGTTTGTTGCTTTTGAAGGGTGGGTATTAGAGTTCTTTGCAATCCTTAAAGAGATTTTCCAAATTCTTTCTTGCTTCCTTTACAGAAGTAACATAACCTTTTACTGTTGAAGGATTTACTTCACCATATGACTTATATACTTCTTCATTTGAATTATTAAGATAATACTCATATAATTGAATTAATCTACTTTCCTTTGTTTCAGTCATTGTTATTACCTTATCAAATTTAATAAAAAATATATCATCATTTGTCATTTCCATCCAAGGATTTATTTTGACATAATAATGCCCAGTAGAAGATACTGATGGTTTCATAGTCACTGGATTTTGTAAAATAATAATTGGATCATCATTATTTTCATCTATCATAATTAATGATAAAATTTCTTCACCAGATACTAACTTCAAAATACAATAAAACTCATCTCCCATTAGTTTTTTAGCGGTATGTTTATAATGTCGTAATTAAAGTTTTCTTCGGAATATATTTTAATTCTTTCAACTAAATGATTTAAGGTATAATTTTTTCTTGATTTGTAACTTATATCATCAGCAATATCATATAATGTTGCCTTTATTTTATTATCACCTTTTCTTAAGACTCTTCCAATTGACTGAAGATTTCTTATTCTAGATTTACTTGGAGATGCAAATACCACATTATGCAAATTTTTAATGTTAATTCCAGTTGAAAAAGTTCCATAAGATGCAACAATAATTGCATTATTTTCTCTTTCTGTAATTTCACGAACCAATTCTCTTTCTTCTGTATTCACACCACCATGAACAAAGAATACTTGGCGATCATCAGTCTTGCTACTATTTATAAGTTCATATAAAGGTTGTCCGTGTCCTTCAACTCTCGCAAATAGAATTAAAGTATTTCCCTTTAAATCAATGGCAAGGTTTTTAATAAAATTATTTCTTTTTTGGTGATTAATTAGATATTGAATTTCATCTTCATATAATTCAAATCTTTGTGGTAAATGTTTAAGCAATAAAACTTTAATATCTAATTTTGCTAGATGACCTTTTTCCATTAGTTCATCTGTTTTTATAATTTTATATGAGGGTCCAAATAAACCTTCCAGAACCCATTTATTAACTTCAATACCGTCAAGTGTTCCAGTAAATCCAAATCTATATTTTGAATCACATAATTTAGTCATTATTGAAACAATACTCTTAGCCTTTGCAGTATGACACTCATCAACAATCACACAATTAAATTTTTCAAAGTATTTTTTTGGCATCTTATAAAGTGACTGCCATGTTGAAATATAAACTTCTTTGTTATCTTCTTTCTCTTTACCAGAATAAATCAGGTGGCAGTGTTCCTCTGCATTCCAACCATAATCAACAAAATCCTTATAAAGTTGAGAAACCAAAGATGTTGTCGGAACAATAATTAAAATATTATTTTCCTTTTCGGTATAATATCGGACAAGAGAATATATCATTAAAGATTTTCCGGAAGCAGTTGGTGAAACAATTACCTTCCTATTATGATAAAGAGCTTCATAAATTCCTTTAATTTGATAATCTCTTGGAGTATGTTTTGAAATTGATGTTACATAATCTTTAACTCCTTCTGAAGAAATATTTTCATTTATTTCAAAAGGGAGACCATAAAATTTATTATCTTTAAATTCATAAGTATGATTATAATCTTTGCAATATTGAATTATCTTATCTAAAAGACCAACATATATTTCTCTTGTATTTACATTAAACAAATAAATTTTTCCATCCCACCATTTATTTTTGTAAGATGGTGAAAATTTTGCATTAGGAACTTCAAATTGAAATGAGTCTTTCAATTCATAGTAAATATAAGGTTCTGCTTCGATTATCAAATATACTTCGTTCTTTTTTGAAATTATCAAATGAGACATTCATAATGTATCAGTTGTAGGTATTTATTCGGTTAGTTATATACCTTTAATTATTACGTTGTTGCATCATCAACTTTTTTATCATAAGCAGTAGACATTCTTGATACCAATTCCTGTCCTTTTTGTTGTATCGGTGATAATAAACCTTTTTCTTTACGCAGTTTTGCAAGTGCACTAAAACCTCTTCTTCTTATACCTAATTTGACAGCAACAATTTCCTTTTCACTACCAAAATCTTGGATACTACCACCTTTTCCGACTGGTTTTTGTCCGGAATGATATCCACTTTCTCCTCTATGAGGAATTCCAGTTCCACCTTCTGGTCCATCTGTTTGTGCTATATTTCTTGGATCACTACCGTGAAATTTTCCTACCTTAGCATCTTCCTCTCTTTTTACCTTTCTTTCTTCTGGGGATAATCCCGCAAATTCTTTAGCAGAATCTACTATTTTAGTTAAGTGATGTGCCTCTTTTCCTCTTCCTTGAATTGGTGGACTTACGTTATTATCTCCCGGACCTATTAGACTTACTTTTTTATTCCCCCTCTTCTTTTGTTCCGTATCTAAATCAGAATCTATATTGGTAAGTCTAGATGCTCTGTTTTTTTGCTGTTGTCTTCTCAATGCTGCATTTTTTAATGAATATGTTTGAACTCCATTTTTATCTCTACCACCAATTCCAATTATAACTGAACTGGGATCTTCTAAAGCATTTCTTCGTTCATTTGCAGCATCCCATCTTCTCTTCTCTTCTTCTCTACCACTTTCAGGAAAATTAACTTCTAAGACAAAATAATTTTTACCACCAACAATATTATGTTTGTTTGCTTCTAAAATAAATTCTCGAAACGTCTTCATTTGTACTTATATTTTATTCTTATTTAGTTATATCCTGCCGTGAACTTGTGCCAGTCAATACTATTTTTAATGGAATAATTTCGATTCGAAATCATCTTGATTACTTCTTCCAAAAACTTAAGAGTAATATCATAGTATTTTATTTTTAAATCTATTTTTGAAAGTCTCTCATCAGCATCCATATACCTCTGTATGGCATCCTTTTCTCTTACCTTATACGGAAATGGTTCTTCTACATATACCTCTGCTGGTGCCTTTCCTGTGTAGTAGTTATGGCGTTCTAACCGAACTTTATTATAAGTTTCTCTTGCCTTTTCACGAAGAAGAGTTATTGTATTGTAAATGGTGTAATATTTTGCGTGAAGTTGAGAAATTTTTAAAGACTCATCGTGTAAGTTATCAGGGTCTATGATAGAATCTCTATCCCACATTCCCTGAATTTCATCCAAATTCATAAAGGTTGTCCGTCTGTTCCTAAAATATTATACACGGTATACTTAAAAGTTACATCTGCCGTAAAATATTGAATATCTGTTTCAGTTGCATCAAAGTCTAAAGAAGTTAATGATATTGGAAATAGATCTTTAAATTTTACAATTGCATTTGTATTATAATTACTATTCAAAATATAAAGACTTCCATCACTAAATGCTCTCAATGGGTCTTGAGGTTTTGTTTGATCATTTGGAATTGTAATTAAATCATCATATTGTTGAGTTGTTTCTGGAAATCCAAGACCAGTCAACCAGTTATGAATTACCATATAATTTTCTAAATTCTCATCTACCAAGAATCTTAAAGATAAGTCACCATATGTAAGTTTATCTCCAGGAACATCGATATCTTTTAAGTATGTTGATTGCGTATTCAAAGAAAGTGCAATTTCTGGTATTCTTGCAGAATTACAAAAAAATGAAACTTTTGAGTTTTTTGCCAAAGAAAATTTAAATCCTACTGGAGATAGGAAATTTCTATTATCAATTTGACCAGGAAATGGACAAGACATATCAATACCTTCCGGACATTAATCCTTTACTTTTGGTTACTTTTTGTTTTTCTATTTTTGGTTTATTTGTAATTGGTGTGACATCAAGATTTCTGACGCCAAATTGTTTATAATCTTTATATCCTATATCATTTGTAGTACCTGTAGTCAAATCATATTCACGATTTCCGTGATATGGTCCTCTATCAATTACTGATGTTTCTACTGATTTTTTGGTTTGTGGATCTGTAATTTTTACTTTACTTCCTAATGGTAAAGTTTTATGTGCAACTCCTCTGGTAGATGGAGTAAGGGTTTCTCCAGATGCTGTTGGATTCCCATATAATCCTGGTCCATATGAGCTTGTGGAAACAATTACACCTAATTTATTTGCTTCACATATAAATTGATTGAAAGTCTTCATCTTTTTATTATTATTTATTTGTATAAAAAAAGGGAACCCGAAGGTTCCCCTGAAATATATGTGAGAAAGACTTACATTAAATTTGCGATTCGTATATTAAGTTAGTTTAGATACTTTATAACCCTTATGTTTATTTTGCCTCCCTCTTGCCACATGCATCATATTTCCTGGGTCTAAACCTCTTTCTAAGGAATATTGTCGTAGATTTGTTATAATGACTTCTTCTCCCTCTGGTGTTATTATTTTCCAAGTTTTTTCATTTGCCTCTTTTGCCTTTTGCTTTTGGTAGTCTGTTTGTGGTTTGCCTAATCTTGCCTCTATAGATTTTTGTATTGCCTTTTCCGATGGTTTTTGTCCTTTTTTGGATTTCTTTATTTTATCAATAGTTTCTTGAGAATGGTTTTTGCCTAGTAGAGGATGTATTCTGCCCTCGGCATATCCTTTTTTTACAGACTCACTTACTTTATTTCTAACTTCTTCATTTTTCATTGGATTTTTATCTCCAGCAAACCTATTTTGATTTAGTTTGGATGGATTAAACTTTGATGACCAACCAACACCTTTATCGTTCCAGTTCATACATAGTGGATTTGATATATTTTTTTCTATTAAAAGAGTTTCTTTTTCTATTAGTTCTTTATCATTATTACAATATTCAAGTATTTCTCTAGAAAGATTTGATTTATCTTTTACGGATTTTACCCATCGACCGCTACCAAAATACCCGTCGTTGATATTTTTAGTTGAGTGTCTACCAATATAATATTTTCCGGAAATATGTGTGGTCTTGTATATAAAATGTTGCATAAAAAAAGAGAGTCTTACGACTCTCTTATTTATACAAGTAATCACATTAGGTTTATAACCTTACATTAAATTCGCCACTTTGACTCTTCTGTAATACACGTTAGAGTTAGTGTTAAGTGCTCCTTGTCCTACAGATGCACCGTCAGCAAATGGATTGGCAACCATTCCATAGCGTGTCTTAAATCCAATTTTTGGTTGGAAGGTGTTCTCACCAACGGCGCGAACCATTTGTAGAGGAACATAAGGGCAGTAGAATAGACCTGCATCATATGCAGAAGAACCCTTATAACCAACAACGTAGAACTGATTAGGTGATACGTTTGCAGAATAAGGATCAATATAAACCTTATACTTGCCTTGAAGAACTCCGGCGAAAGTATTGCCAGTATCATCAACGTTCAAGTTTGCATTGAGTGCAGGGGTATAATCCAGAACTCCTGCCATCGCAAGTGCCGAAGCAACGTCTGCGGAGCAAAGAATCATATTACCCTTCCCTCTACGAGTTTGTTGGG